CTGTCTTTTTCTCCCTCCTGAGCCCGACGAAGCGCGCCCAGGCATCAACGAGAGGTCATGAGAGTGACTCTGAGTGACTCACGCGCGACGCTCGCGTATCGCGTAGGACTGGCGCTTGACGCGGTCCCAGAGCGCGACGAGGACGCTCCCCTGCGGCTCCTGGCGATGATGTACGCGCAGCAGATCGATCTAGCCACCGACACAAGCGAGGCGCTGTTGAAGCTGGGTCACCAGCTCCGTGCCACGCTTGTTGAGATGGGCCTGTCGCCACGCGCGAGAGCGGCTCTCAAGGACAACGCCGATACCGCCTCGACGGGCCGACTTCAGGCCATGCGCGGTGCTGGATGACCGGCACCCTAGGACGCGAGAAGCCCCGCCTGCAGACCAAGGACCCGTACGAGCGCTGGACCGAGAAGAACACGCTGGGTTTCGACGCGATTCGGTTCGCCGAGGACTTCCTCGAGCTGAAGCTGCTGCCGTGGCAGAAGTACTTCCTGATCCGTGTCCTGGCAACGGACCTGTCAGGCGACTTCCTGTACCGGCAGATCCTGTTGCTGGTCGGCCGGCAGTCGGGCAAGACCACGCTGTTGCGCGTGATCGTGCTCTACCTGATGTTCATTGGACGGCGCGAGGGTAAGCACCGTATTCCAATGGGTCTCGTGCTCGGTGCGGCGCAGAACGTCGGTATCGCCAACGAGACGTGGGAGAACGTCATCGCGATGGCACAGGGAGACGCTGAGCTGTCCTCTGAGATCGCCCAGGTCCGACGCGCCAATGGTTCGCAGGTCCTGAACCTCAAGAACGGCTCTCGCTATCAGGTCACGGCAACCACACGCGGTGCTGGCCGTGGTCTTTCGGTCGACCTGCTGCTCCTCGACGAGCTGCGAGAGCAACGAGACTGGCTGGCGTGGAACGCTTTGACCTCGACCACGCTGGCGCGACCGCACGCGCTCACGCTCGCGACCTCGAACGCCGGTGACGACGAATCGGTCGTGCTTAACACGTTGCGCGAGTCTGCCTTGAACGGCACGGACCCGACGTTGTGCATCATGGAGTGGTCGGCTCCGCCTGGTGCCGATATCAATGATCCTGAGATGTGGGCGTACGGCGTACCGGCCATGGGTCACACCATCACTGAGTCCGCTGTCCGTGGCATGCTCGCCTCGTCAACGCCCAATGGCTTTCGTACCGAGGTCATGTGTCAGCGAGTTGACGCGCTGGACTCGTTGGTGTCGACCGAGGCGTGGGCTGGCTGCGAGGACTCCGAGTTCACCTCGCTTAAGGACGCACGCGGCCGGGTGATGCTGTGCATCGACGTGTCTCCGGACCTCTCACACGTCACTCTGTGCGCCGCGACGACCGCAAGCAGCTCGACGTACAAGGCAACCTCGATCGAGGCCTGGAGTGACATCGAGACCGCTCGCAAGGAACTTCCTGACCTGATTGCAAGTATCAATCCGCACTCGATCGCGTGGTACCCAGGCGGACCTGCCGCTGCAATCGGCGCGGACCTGAGTAAGCTTAAGGGTACCCGCGTCGTCGAGATCAAGGGAGCTGACGTGCCTGCTGCTTGTCAGGGTCTGGTCGGTCTCGTCTCGTCGAAGCGCATGATTCACCCGGATGACTCGTTGTTGACGGCGCACGTGACATCGGCAACGAAGCTTGCAGCCGGTGACGGCTTCCGATTTGGTCGTAAGGGTGGACCTTGTGATGCGGCGTACGCACTGGCTGGCGCCTTGCACCTTGCTCGAACGGTTCAGGTAGTCGGCAAGCCGAGGATCATCGTCGCCGCATAGTTATTCGGAGCGCCGTATATGATTGCGACGTGGGTGTCTTCGAGTGGCTATTCGGTGAGCGCGAGCTCGCTGCTACGTCATTGCCGGAGCCTGCCCCGGTGGTCAAGTCTCAGTTCGCGGTAGACGGCACTAGCATCCCCGCTGAGATCTTCGGGTTCTCGACGACGTCGAACCCGATCGCGCCGGTTGGCAAGATCACGCGTGACTCCGCGCGTCAGATCCCCGCCGTCAAGCGAGCCCGCGACATCATCGCCGGCACCCTCGGCGGCATCCCGCTGCAGGTCATCGACCGCGACAACGAGGTAACCTCGAACGCGCTGCTTGACCAGCCTGAGTACGATGTACCCCGTTCAGTGACGCTTGCGCGGCTGTTCGAGGACCTGCTGTATGACGGCGTGGCGTACTGGAAGCGCGTTGAGAACAACTACAAGGGCTATCCGGTCAAGGTCCAGCGCATTGACCCGTCTCGGGTATCGGTGCAGGGCGACAAGCTGTTTATCGACGGCCGCCAGGTCTCGTACGACACGATCATCCGCTTCGACTCGCCTAACGGTCCGCTGCTCTACGATGGCGCGAGAGCTATTCGCACACTGCTTCGACTTGAGGCAACCGCGGCGAACTACGCTGATGACCCGATGCCTCAGGGTTACTTTTCGCCGGTGGACGCATCTGACCCGGCCGATGACGATGACATCCGTAAGCTGCTCGCCGCGTGGAAGGTCGCTCGTCAGAACGGCTCGACTGGTTACGTGCCTGCTGCCCTCGAGTACAAGGCGTTGCAGTTCACCCCCGATCAGCTGCAGATGTCAGAGGCTCGTCAGCACGCGGTCCTGGAGATCGCCCGTCTGACCGGTATCGATGCCGAGGACCTTAGCGTCTCGACCACGAGCCGCACTTACTTCAACGGTCAGGATCGTCGTCAGCAGCGCATCTCTGACGTGCTTGGTCCGTACTCGTTGGCCGTGACCGATCGGCTGCGCATGCGCGACATCACGCCGCAAGGTTATGAGGTCCGCGCCGACTTCTCGGCCTTCCTTCGCGCTGACGACAAGACGCGTCTCGAGAATTACCAGCTCGCTAAGGCCCTAGGATTGCTTTCGCTGGAGGACATCGCCAAGCGCGAGGGTCTTCCCACGCCGGACGAGCCTGAGGCTGAGCCCGTACAGCCCCCGCTGACCGCCGTGCAGCTTCCCCAGAATCCCAAGGAGATCGCATCATGACCGCCAAGAAGCCGCTTGAGGCGCAGGACATCGAGGATGCCGTTTACGCCGCTGTCGAGAAGGCCGGTCTAGATCCTCGCGAGGTTCTGTCCGTCGAGTATTCGGCCGGTACCGGCATCGTTCGCGCGCAGGTCCTTGACCACGACGCCAAGAAGCTCAGTCCGCTTGACCGTCCGCGCAAGTGGATCGAGGTGGCCAAGTGAGCACGAACGAGAACGTCAACGTCTGCCCGACGTGCGGCGAAGACATCGACACGTGCAACATCCGTGAGATGCTTACAGCTTGGAAGGCTGCCCGTCAGAACGAGGTGTCCAAGTGATCACCGCTGGTACGCACGGTAAGACCTTTGAGGTCGACGTCGAACGGCGCACGATCTACGGTCTCGCTGTTCCGTATAACGAGCCGACCTTCTCTGACGGCGACAAGTTCCAATTCACACGCGGCGTCATTGAGCTGCCTAGCGAGCCGTCGCGCGTCAAGCTGCGCGTGTCTCACGCACCGGGTACTGACGTCGGCAAGGCAACGAACTTCGAGGAGACCGACGAAGGTCTCTGGGTGCGGTTCTCAGTGGCGCGTGGCGCAAAAGGCGATGAAGCCCTGTCAATGGCCGAGGACGGCGTCTGGGATGGCCTGTCGATCGGTCTTCGCGACGGCGCGAAGTTCTCTAAGAAGGCCGGTATCACCAAGTTTTCTCAGGCAGTACTGTCTGAGATCAGTCTGACGCCAGATCCGGCGTTCAGCTCAGCACGAGTCGCGTCGGTAGTCGCCGAGGCGCCAAACAGTAAGGAGCGTCCCGTGGAGGACGAGACCAAGGACGCTGTAGTGGCGCCCGCCGCGTTCGACATGGACGCGTTTGTCAAGGCCATCGGTGAGCACATGCCCGCACCGGCCGTCACCAACGTCATCAACCCGACGGCGCAGTTCGCCGTCAAGGAGGCGTCTCCGTACGCCTTCGACGCCGCGTCGCAGAAGTTCATCGCCGGTCAGGGTGAGCACGACTTCTCGACCGACCTCATCAACGGTCTTCGCAACAACGACCACGAGGCGTACGAGCGCGCAATGACCTTCGTCCAGGAGCAGTTCGCGGTGGCCCAGACCAACGTGACCGCGGGCAACTACCCGCAGAACAAGACGGACCTCTACGTCGCCCGGAAGGACTTCCGCTACCCGCTGTGGGACGCGGTCAAGAAGGGCAACCTGGTCAACGCCACGCCCTTCCTGTTCCCCCGCTACAACTCGTCCAACGGCCTGGTGCAGGACCACACCGAGGGCGTCGAGCCGTCGCCCGGCGGCTTCTCCCTGACCTCGCAGACCGTCACGCCGAAGGCGATGTCGGGCAAGGTCGAACTGACCCGCGAGGTTTGGGACATGGGCGGTAACCCGCAGGTCTCCAACCTCATCTTCACGGAGATGGTGCGCGGCTGGAACGAGGTCCTCGAGGCTTCCGTTTCGACCGAGCTCAACGCGCAGGCTGCGAACATCACCGACGTGCTCCTGACCACAGGTGCTGCTGGTACCGCGCTGGTCAACGAGGTCCTCGCCAAGTTCGTCGGCTTCCAGTTCGAGCGCGGCGGCTTCCGCTACGACAACATGGCCCTGCAGGTGGACCTGTTCACGAAGCTCGCAACGGCAACCGACACCGCTGGTCGTCAGGTGCTTCCGTACCTGAACCCGCACAACGCGGCCGGCCAGTCTGGTCCTCGTCTGCAGAGCCTCGACATCCAGGGTGTCGCTGGCTACCCCGCATGGGCGCTTGCAGCGAGCTCGGCCAACGCGTCCAACTCGTGGCTGTTCGACTCGACGGCGGTTCACGGCTGGGCATCGACCCCACAGCGCCTCGAGTTCCAGTACCGCGTGGCCTTCGTGGACCTCGCGATCTGGGGTTACCGTGCAGTCGCGGTGTCCGACGTCGCTGGTGTTCGCCAGTTCATCTACGACCCGGTTGTGTGATCCTGATGACCGCCGCTAAGCGTCAGCAGGAGGGTGCCGAGATCATCGGCACCAACACCAACAAGGGTGAGGTCATCGTCACCGACGGTGTCAAGACTGCCGAGGAGACCAAGTCTCCTCGCAAGGTCAAGGTCGAGGAGCTGTCCGCAGGGCAGGCCAGCGACATCCGGGTCTACGGTGTAGCCACGGACCCTACGACCGGCGAGCAGATCACGCTCGCTAAGTAAGCTGGGTGGGGCGGCTCGTGCCCTCGTGGTCGCCCCACCCTCGTCATTTGAAAGGAGATCAACATGGCTCAGCTTGATGACCTCAAGAAGTACCTCGGCGGTGTAGCACCGGCTGATGTAACCGATGACGCCACGTTGATCGCCGTGCTGGCATCCGAGACGGCCGCTCAGGCGCTTGTGCTCAAGACAGGTTTCATTGCTACCGGTCGCGCAGACCTTACCGAGGCGTTGTTCCGTCGCGTAGCACGAAACCTGGCCATGCGCATGATCCCGCTCGCTATCAGCGACAGCGCAGATGCTTCAATTCGAGTCGGTGGTCGTGATCCTGAGGTTCGTCGCCTTGAGGCACCGTACCGCCGGATGGTGGTTGGCT